AGGAACTTCCACCTCAGCTCAAGCAAACTTTGGAAAAAAATGGGGTTGGTATCAATCAATATTTACAATCGCTCAAGAAGATGCAGCAAAGATTGACCAAGCTACAAAACTACCAGTACATACCTGTTTGATGTATTTGGAGTATATAAAGGACAAAACAAGAATAGAAAATGCTTTAATAAAAAAGGCACATAGAAAATAAATATGACACAAGTATACGACTTACTAGACAAGATTAAGGATGAGTTAAGAGCCGACAATCACATTAATAGTGTGAGTTTTGGTGATATAACACAAGTAAACCTAAACAAGACAGATATATTTCCTTTAGCACACCTAAACATCTCTAATGCAGTTATAGATTCACAATCTATTACATTCACATTGCAGATATTATGTGCAGATATAGTAGACTACACAAAAGAAGAATACAGTCCAGATGATTTTTATGGTGTAGACAACTTACAGGATGTACTAAACACACAATTACAGGTAATGAATTTAATATTCTCTAAACTAAAAAGAGGTAATCTAAGAGCTGATAAGCTGCAGGTAGATGCGAGTATGAGTTGTCAGCCATTCAAAGAGAGATTTGAGAATGAGTTAGCTGGTTGGGAAGCAGAAGTAGATATTACAATGATTAATGATATAAGTATCTGCTGATGAAGCGTGAGCAATTAATTAAGAGAGCATTAGAAAGATTAGGCTCTGAAGCTGTAGAAAGGCTTAGAGCTAATTTAAGTAAGCCACAAAATGGCAAGACATTAAGAGCTTCTAACAAATTGCATGACACTATGTACTATAAGATAGTAGGCACAAATATAGAGATATTTATGGCTGACTATGCAATGACTGTAGACGAGGGAAGAAGAAAGTTTGCTAGAGTTCCTAAAGGATTTGCTAAAGACATACTTCAATGGATGTCTATAAGAGGCATAAATCCACAAAATGGTAAAACAAGGATGGAATCAGCAAGAGCTATTGCTCAAAGTATCTATGAACAAGGTACTATAAAGAGATTTGGTTATTCTGGTAGCAACTTTATAGACAGAGCAGTAAATAATGTGATGAATGAGTTTGATGATGACCTATTAACAGCTTGGATGAGTGGATTAGAAGACGAATTAAATAAAATAAAATAAAAACAAATGGCTAAAATAAACGTAAGAAGCCCATACTTTATCAATGTATCAGCTACAGGACTGACAAGTGCTAAATTAGAGTTGATTATTTATCATGGACACGCAAACACTTCATTCGGTACTCCCACCTACATACTAAGTGCTACGGCAGTAGATGAAAAAGTAAACTTTGAGATAAGCAGCTTAATAAAAGATTATATAAATAGTAAATTTAATGGAGATTATCCTGCTTTAAGCACTTCAATAGACGAAGCAACAACAATATTTGTAGATTACAGAATTACAGAGGCAACTTCTGGTGGTTCTACAGTAGGAACACCTGTATATGCAGAAAGAGCTTATGATGGATATGGTTACTTTGAAGATGGAGCGAATCCTCAGTTAACACAAGGATATTTACAATCCAATACAACAATATTAAAACCAGATGATGCTCCTTTAAGAATACCTATAGACCCTACAAACACAACAAGTGTAGCTTTCTTTAGTAATGGTGAACAAATATATTCATTTACTGTTGGAGGACCTTATAGAGCGCAAGACCAAATACTTTATATAAGCAACGAAGCTGCAGGTGTAGATAGTTATGAGGATAGAGTGCTTTTAGACGGAGGTACTTATGAAGGCTCTAGTTGTCTTGATAAATTCTTAAGTCAAATAGGTATTTATCCTGCAGATACCGTTTATGTAGACGGAACAGAAGGAGTAACGGTTATAGATGTGCAAAACATAGAAGAATGTAAGTTTACACCTTACAAATTGACATTTATAAACAAATTTGGTGCATATCAAGACTTATGGATGTTTAAACGTAGTGATTTATCTATTTCTAAGACAGAAGAAGAGTTTAGGTCTACTATTATAAGCAACGGTTCTTATAATACTTACGAGCATCAGTATAAAACCTTTAATGTAAACGCAAAAGAGTCTTTAACACTAAATACAGGCTTCTATCCTGAAGAGTATAACGAAGTATTTAAACAAATGATGTTAAGCGAAAGAATTTGGATAGAATATGACAATAAAACACTACCTGTTAAGGCTACATCTAATGATTTCTCATTTAGAACAAGATTAAACGACAAATTAATCAACTATACAATACAAATAGAGTTTGCATACGATAAAATCAATACTGTAAGATAATGCGTAGAGAAGTAGAGCTATATATAAATACAGCAGGTTATGGAGAAGCTATAACTTATCAAAGATTAGATTTGTTTGAAGAACAATCTATCAACATAACCAACTCTTTGCAGGACATAAAGGATATTGCAAAGGTATTTACTGATTATACTCAGCAGTTTAACATTCCAGCTAGTAAACCAAACAATAAAGTATTTAAACACTACTACAACTTTGATATAGATGGTGGATATGATGCTAGAGTAAAGAGAGAAGCTCTAATTAAGATAAACGGTCAAGACTATAGAGAAGGTTTTATGAGCTTGAATAGTGTAAGTATGAAAAATCAGTTACCTCATGCTTATAAAGTAGTTTTTTATGGTAAAACAGTAAACCTAAAGAGATTGTTTGGTGATGATGAGTTGGATGAGTTAGCCAACTACCCAAACGCATATCTAGAACAATTTACTGTTACTTATACTGCCTCAAACGCACAAACAGGGTTTACAAACGGATATAATTTAAACACAGTAACTAAACAACTAGACAGCAATACAGACACTACAGCAGGTGATTTGTGCTTTCCTTTTATTAGTGGTAAATCTCATTATTATTGGGATTCACAACACGATAACGGACCTGCATTAAACGAAGATGTTGTATCGAGAAATGTAAGGCATCATGGCACAGGTTCTGACAATCATCCTAACGGACTAGATTTAATAGATTTAAAGCCAGCTATACGACTATATCACATAATTTTAGGTATAGAAGATAAATATGGTCTTACTTTTACTAAAAATGGTACAAATGACTTTTTTAGCACTTCTAATGATGAATTTTATCAATTATATCTATGGTTGCATAGAGAAAAAGGCGATATAAACTCACAAATAGAAGAAAGCGTAAAACCTATAAATCTAGAAGAGTACGATTTTGTTGATACAACTCCAGCTTCTAATCCAGACCCAAGAAGTAATTCTGATGAGGATTTAGTTACCTCTTTAACAGACCAAATAACAGAAACAGTAGAGGTTTATTATGAATACACAATTACTTTAACACCATCAGGAGCAGGTTTGTATTCTTTAGAAATGACAGACACACAAACAGGAGACATTATATCTCCGACCTCCAATGCTACTGATTTATCAGGTGATGGTGTGCAAATAAGTAGAACATTTGTTATAAGAAAAGATAGTGTTGATTTTGGCACACAAACATTTACACCTGTATTTAAAGTAAAAACAAAAGGAGGTATTACTTCTTTTGAAGTGAACTCTTTAGTAATAACTAAAACAACTAGAGAGGTTGATTTAGGTTCTGGTAGTGCTAGTGAAGTAGGGTATGATGCAAACTATACTTTTAATAGTGGGAATGATAACTTCCTGTCTACAGGATTAGATGTAGTAGACAATATGCCTAGAATGAAAGTTATAGATTTCTTGACATCTATATTTAAGATGTTTAATCTAACAGCATTTTATGATGATAGAAGGATGTTAGCAAACGGAACTACAAATGCTGATTTTGGTAAAATAAAAGTAATGACCTTAGATGATTTTTATTCTGAAGGAGTAAGTTACACAATAGATGAGTATTTATATACAGATAAGCATAGCATTAGTAAAGCAAATATATATTCTGAAATAGATTTTGTTTATCAACAACCTTCTACTTTTGCAATAATAAACAGCAATGAAATAACAAATGATGAGTTTGGTAATGAAAAGCTAACAAACAGAAGTGCAGATATAAATAATCCATTAGCATTTGATGGTGGTAAATATGAGGTTAAATTAGGCTTTGAACATATGATGTTTGAAAGAATGACCAATCAAAATAATACAGATGAGCAAACAACAATTCAATGGGGTTGGATGGTAAATAAAGATGAGTTTCCAGTATTAGGGAAGCCTCTAGTTTTTTATTGCCATAAACACGATACAACATCATATAAAATAGTTTTAGAAGATGGAACTAATATAACCCAATATATAAGACCAGCAAACACCTTAACAACATCCACCACCAATCTACAAAGCATACATTTTGGAGCAGAGGATGATGAGTATTTTTACCGTACTAATGTTAAAAATACTGAAAGCCTGTTTGCTAATTATTACGCAAACTATATAGTTCCTATATACAATGAGAAGTCTAGGCTTAGTAAATTTAAGGCTCTTTTACCTATAGACATAGTTATAAAATTAAAACTAAACGACAGATTTGTTGTCTCTGGCAAGAGTTATAAGATTAACTCAATAAAGATGAATATTAATACAGGAAAAGCAGATTTAGAATTAATAAATGAAGTATAATGATTAGGGATATAATAGATTTATTAGGAGCAGCAGATTGGCATATAGATGATGAGGATATAAAGATAGCCAAAGGTAAATATTTAGCTCCTACTAATTGGAAAGAATTTAAAAACGCAATAAAACGAAATAAGTAATGGCAACTAATTCATCAGTACAAAAAACAATAACCATAAGAGTTGATGGTGGTCAAGCAACTGCCACTATGGATGATATGACTTTAAGCACCAAACAATTAAATACAGAGCTTAAAAATTTATCTTTTAACGCAGGCAAAAGCAAACCTAAAGGAAACGCTTCTGGAGGCGCAACAGCAACAGTACTAGAACTTGGTCGTACTATATCTGATGCTAACTACGGTATCAGGGGTATGGCAAACAACCTTTCACAATTAGTATCTAACTTAGTGTTTACTACTAAAGCAGCAGGAGGATTAGGAGCTGGTTTAAAATCTATATGGTCAGCTTTAATGGGACCTCTAGGGTTAATATTAGCATTTCAAGGCATTATTGCGTTATTAGAAAGTTTTGCTATGAAGAGCAAAGATGCTTCAGATGCAGCAGACGAATTAAACAAGTCTCTAAAAAACGAAATATCTTTATTAAAAGTATATGTAAATGTTTTAAATTCATCAACTATTTCTTTGGACAAAAGAATTGCTGCATTGAAAGGAGCTTCTAAATTAGACAAAGAATTAAGTAAAGCGTTAAAAGAGGCAAATGGAGATAGAGAAAAAGAAGCTGAAATCCTACATGAGTATCTTGAAGATAAAAAACTAGAATTAGCTATAAAAGAAAAAGAAGCTGAAGTGCTAGAAGCTTTAAATATTGCAAAAGAAGCGCAAGCTAAAGTTGACGAAAACATAGGTGATAATAGTGAAAGATATTTTAGAATATTAGCAGGAAATAGTGGTACTTCAAGACAGTATGCAGAAGATGAAAAAGAAAGAAACATAACAAGAAAAAACGCAAATAATTTAGCTCATGAATATTTAGAATTATTAGGGAAATTAGATGAAAAAGAGGAAGAAGTTTCAACAAAAAAGAAAACAAGAGAAAAGAAAGCAAAAGCTCCTGTTTTTGGAGACCCTATATTTGATGTTGATGCTTTAATTGAAGGTTATGATGAGTCAAAAACATTAGAGTTTGATTTAAGAAGAAGATACTTAGATTCAAGAGCTTTGTTTTATGATGAAGCTAGAATACAAGCTTCTGAGTCTAACAATAGAATATTAGAAGATGAAATAGCTCATAGAGAGAAAATGCTAATACAAACAGAAGTTGGTTCTTTAGAAAGGATTCAAGCTGAAAATGAATTGGCTATGATGAGAATGGATTTATTAGACCAAGAGTTTGAGCATGAAATGCTTTTGTTAGACCTCAAGATGCAGGCTCAAATGGAATATGTAGGTTTTGTTACTGGAATAGGTGATGTTTTGGCTGGCTTAGGCAAAAGAAGTGAAGAATTAGCAACATTATCATTAGTTGTACAAAAAGGAGCTGCAATAGCTGAAGTAGTTATTGCTGCATCACAAAGTATAGCTGCTAGGATGGCTGCCCATGCCTTAATACCTCCATTCATAACTATGCCTATGGGTATTTCAATACCAAACCCAGTTAAAGCTATAGATGCTGCTGCTATGGGAAAAGATATAACTATGACTAAGGTTGGAGCTGGAATATCTATTGCAGCAATATTGGCTACAG